TCGTTGTAAACCACTTAGAACCACGCGCACGAAGTCTACAAATGAGTATTAGCGTCTGTATCCCTACGATGCGGAGGTTTGACTTCCTTCGCGAGTCAATCCCCAAGTACTTGGAGAATCCTCATATCACCGAGCTCATTATCACAGACGAGACAGGCGACGACTACGCAGCTATCACGTGTGCATTCGCGCACCCCAAGCTGCGGGTCTACCAGAACGAGCGTCGTCTCGGAGCCATTGCAAACAAGCAGCGTGCAGCGTCGTATGCGACATGCGACTACGTGGCCATCCTGGACAGCGACAATTTTGCCGACATTCCGTACTTCGAGGCGTTCAAGGTATACGTGAGCTCGAACGTGTGCTCCGACGCTACGGTGTTCGCCCCCTGCTTTGCCATGCCCAACTTCAACTACGAGCGGTTCATTGGAAAGCAGCTCGACCGCCGCACACTTCACATGTACTACCCAGACATCAATTCATGCTTGAACACGATGAACATGATTGTTCCGAGGACATTCCTTGCGACGTACAAACTCATGGAGGACGCGCCATGGTGTGTAGATGCGGATGGGGCACACGATGCCCTCTACTTTTCGCTCTTTTCGATATTTGCGAAGAATGCGACCTTTGTGGTTGTGCCTGGTATGGTCTACGAGCACCGTGTCCATGGCGGGTCTTGGTACATGGAGTCCGTTGAACGGAGCCGCGGAGTCTACGACCGTCTGATGGATCGCTTCTTCCCTAAACCCACTACAGCGATTGTCAAGCAGATGAACCTGGGTGAGTGGCAGGCAACGTATAAGGACGAATCCACATGTATCGTGCAGGCGTCGTCCATGAACGTCGACGATGCATGGATGCCCTTCCCCATTGGAATGCAGTTCACGTACGGGAAGATGGATATGACTCGTCGGCTACAGATGGGCCCACATGACAAGTTGGTATTGTGCGCAATTGGAGCCGAGACGGACCAGCGTCGCCGCCCGTCTGGAAAGAACCGCGCGTCCATCCTTGCAACTCTTGCTATGAACGGAATCCAGAATGGATACACGTCCATGTACTTCCAGGAACTCCCGTCCTACAAGTTCGTCGTGTCGCCCGAAGGTAACGGAATCGACTGCCATCGTCACTACGAGGCATTGATGGCAGGATGTATCCCGATTATCGAGCGCAATCCCTTGGTCGAGGCCAAATATGCGGGCTGCCCTGTGCTGTGGACCGATGACTACTCCGAAATCACACCCGAGTACCTTGAGCAGGTGTATCCAGAGATGCTGGACAAGGTGTACGACTTCTCCCGCCTGCACATTGGGTTCTACGACTTTGCGACTCGATGCCACCTTAAGGAATGTGGGAATTTCTGGATGAAACGGACACTGAACAAGGTCTGGTACGATGACTACAAACACATGATTGGTGTGAATTTCATGGGCGGTCTTGGCAACATGTTGTTCCAGCTTGCGGCGCTGCAGCATATCGGCCAACGAACGGGCCGCGTTGTTCGTCATCAGGACAAGTTGCATATGTCACCCCATGCAACCACGCCGTATTGGAGTACAATTCTGAGCAAGTGGGACCGCATCGGGCTCGGACGATTTGACGTCGTGATTGATGAAATGAAAAACAGCATGACGTACTTTGACTGGGCTCCAGGTCTCTCCAGTTACCCGTCCGCCATCCTAAGCGGATACTTCCAAGACCATCAATATGTTGCAGATGACTTCGGGGACACATTGGTGCTTCCGACTGAAGTGTTGACAAAGTACCCCGACATTGGTTCCAAGGTCTTCATTCATGTGCGCGGAGGCGACTACCATGGGAATGCGGATTTAGATGTGAACCTCGACAAGTACTACGGTCGCGCCATTGCCAAGTTTCCCGGGGCCTCCTTCGTCATCTTTACCAATGACGAGCCGTTCCTCTTGACGCGGCCGTGGCTGGCAGGGCTGGACTACCAGATTGTTCGTGAGAATGAGTTGGACACTCTGACGCTCATGAGCAAATGCGCGGGTGCCATCTGTGCAAATTCAACCTTCTCGTGGTGGGGTGCTTGGTTGAACCGCAACCGCACCATTGTGTTTCCAAGCCGCTGGGTGAATGCGTCGGCCAAGCACAAGTACGAAGGCATTTACTTCCCAGGCGTTCAGCTATGTGAAGTTGAGTAGACGTATAGCACAATGGACCTCTATTGTATCCACATGCCACACCGCAAGGACCGCCGCGCTCACCTTGACGCTATGCAAGCAAAGTATCCATCTATCAAGATTCACCTGGTCGAAGGAATCAAGAACGAGAATTCAAACCTTGGATGTCAATTATCCCACAAGAAGTGTGTGCAGATGGCCAAGGACGCGGGATGGCCGTACATCATCGTGTTGGAGGACGACTGCGACTTTTGGCTGGTAGACAAGCACCTGCGCCAAGCTTTTGAGACAATGGTCGACTACTACACGTGTCACCCAGAGGTGGAGATTGTCAATGGCTGTGGGAACCTCGATGGATTCACCATCACGATGTGTGAAAAGTTCAGGCAGATGTACTTTCTGCAGTCCCCCAACGTGTACACTGCCCACTGCATTCTGTATGGCGCCCGTGTCTACGACAAGGTCTTGGCTGTCGACCCTGGCATTCTGATTGACGCTGTCCAAAGCCAGTGGAACATGGTGTACACCTATCCATACCTGGCCACGCAGATACCGTCGTACTCTGACCTGCAGAAGGCGAATGTTGATTACGACAATATCCGGCTCTCGCGGAGTTTTGTAGCAAATCACATCCAGGGTCTAAGGCAATGAAGATTGGGACCATTGTGACTGCCACGGACCTGAACCCACTGTACTGCGACTTTATCCCCAACTTTGTCAAGGCATGGAAGGCAGTGCTTCCAGAGGCCGATGTGCGCATCGTGCTGGTTGCTGACAGTATCCCCGACTCCCTGGCGGCTTGGAGTATGTACCTGGTGCTGTCCAAGCCGATTCCTGGAATGCTGACGGCGTTTCAGGCGCAATGCATTCGCCTCCTGTACCCTCGTGAAGTGAAGCGCGACGAAGGTGTGCTGATTACAGACATGGACATGCTTCCCGGAAACCGCAGGTACTACGTGGACTCGGTTGCAAATGTAGCGCCCGATGCCTTTGTAGTCTACCGCGACGTGTGCTTTCCCGGCGAGATTGCCATGTGCTACAATGCAGCCCATCCATCAGTGTGGACGTCCTTGTTTGGGTCCGAACCAACAGAGGCGGTGCTGCAGAGTTGGTATCCTGCTGACTATGACGGTGCCCACGGCGGCGTTGGATGGGGTACGGACCAGGTCAAGTTCAAACAGATTTGGGATGCATGGACTGGCCCCAAGGTTGTGTTGAACGATGGAGTCACCCAGTTCACGCGTCTTGACCGGATTCACCCGTGGAACTTCACGAATCGGGTCCAGCTGCGCAACACCATTCTCGCAGGGTTCATCTGCGACTACCACTGTCTGCGCCCGTATTCAGAGCACAAGGACATAAATGACTTTATCGTTTCTTGCCTAGAGGAAAGAAGATGGTGAATGCCTTTTCGTTCTGCCTATTTGGCGCGACAACCAATCTCTACCACCGAGGGTTCCTTGAGAACCTTGACTTGATTAAGAAGCACTACCCAGGCTGGGTGGTCTATGCATACTTGGGCCCAGATACGGAACCTGGATTCAGGAACTACCTGCTCCGCAACCCCGTAGTTCGGGTCCGAGACACTGGAAGTACGGGATTCAAGAACACTGTGCACCGCTTCTTTGCCATCGACGAGCCCGACGTCGATATCTGTTTCTTCCGTGATGCCGACAGCAGGATTCATTGGAAGGACCGCTGGGCTATTAATGGGTTCATGAACATGTCCAGCGGGTGCCACATCATTCGCGACCATGTAGAACACACTGCTATGATTGCGGCTGGAATGTGGGGGCTTCGGCGAGGTGCGCTGAAAGAGTCTATTCGGACACTGTTTGATTCGTGGACACCTGTGCACGCTGGAAATGGGGACCCCGAGTCTGCCGAAGGGTTCGGCATTGACCAGAACTTCTTGGTGAAGGTCGTGTACCCTCGCATCCAATCTACTGTGTTCGTTACATTCAGCAATGGACAACGGCACACATGGGAGAATGGAGCCGAGTTTCCATTTGCCTGGACGAATGACGTGTACTGCGGTAGACGCGAGACGCCTCCGTTTGTTGACAGTCCAGACCCACGCCGCCCACCCGTGTTCGTAAAATTGTCGTAGCCTTGAACAATGCACATCAAGGCAACCGGGTCCCGTCGCAAGGTATGGAATGGAACGGCACAGAAGACCCCGGGCGGTCTGACTAGGAAGGACCTGACTCAGAACAAGTACGGGCGTATCGTGTCCCGTAAGCGTGCTGCTCGTGCACGTTCGGGTCGCGCCTTCACTCGTCGTCACAAGTAGACTTTTTTGATACGCAAGAGTAATGGCAGCGCTCCTTGCGTCGGGGCCTTCACTGGGCACGATATTGCTCACAGCCTTTGTGCTTGGAGACGCAGTTGCGCTCTATGCACTGAGTGGAAAACAGTCCACTGCGACGGGGTCCACTGCGACAACACCTGCTGCAGCTATGCAATCAGCCTTAGCCTCGTTCGGCGAGAGCACGTCAAAGGCAAAAATTGTTCGCGCTCTTCAAGAAGAACTGGACCAACTGAAGCGCTTGACGCCTGGACCGGCAGCGCTGGGTCCTCTGGACCAAACAGCCACGGATGCATTCATAGCTGCCGTGGACAAGGGACTGGGTGCGTCAGAGGGGGTGTACGACATCAGCGGCAACCTGGGGGTGGCGCGGCCGGTGGCGGGTAAGAACTATTCGTTGGAGTATGAGGGTGTCTTCGACATGATACGGAATGACCCGAGACTCTTGACGATACGTATCCAGCAGCTATCATTCTTGGAGTACTTCATCAAGGTAGCAGTCACCCAAGCAATGATAGACCAGATTAGCCGAGGCGCCGAAGCCACTGGGAGGTATGTGTTTGGAACTGTAGGAAGACAACAAAAACTAGACACACGTCAAGCGGCACAAGATGCTGCACAAGACCAGTACAATGCCCAAGGCGGAGCCCGTGCCTCCGAGATTTCTCGCTTGGCGAATTTGACGCTTGCACAGCTTGCCAAGGAGAAAAGGGGCGCCAAGGAAGTCCCGGCGGCATTCTGGGAGCTTGTACAACACCGCGAGGACCCGGGGGACCGTAAAGTCTACGACAACTTGATTGGTGTCTTTAACGAGTTCATCAACGTCAAGGACAGTGCCGACCGATGGATAGGACGGAATGACCAGAACCAGCTGATTGCAGACGCCATGTTTCTCAGGGCGATTGCCGAGTATCGGGCGGGTAAAGATGTCAACCCGCTCTTCTTGACGAAGCGCACTGGGCTTTCCAATACCTGGGGCAAGGCGGTTGCAGAGAACCGCTCTGCACACGTCGATACGGTGGCCGACGCTAACTATAGAAAGAGAAACCCTAGTGATGCTCAAAGTATATCGAGGGGAGTGGAGCTGAAGAACGCGGAGCTGAAGAAAGTGAGTGATGACATTGCCCAAAAAACCATTGTGGCTGCTCTTGAATCTGAATTGAAAGCCATCAATGAGCAGACGGCTCCTGTGGTGGTGGCTCGGGTTGCGGCGGCGACGGCTCAGGCTCCGGTTGCGGCTCAGGCTCCGGTTGCGGCTCAGGCTCCGGCTCAGGCGGATGCGGCGGATGCGGCTCCGGCTCCTGGGGCTGCGGCTTCGGATGCGGCTGCGGATGCGGATGCGGCTGCGGCTGCGGCTGCGGCTGCGGCTGCGGAGGCGGAGGCTAAGGCGGCGGCGGCTCAGGCGGCGCGGGCCAAAATCCAGAGCGTATTAGAAGACGAACTTGTTCGGTTGGCTCCAAACGTGAAGTGGGACACGCCGACAGACCCGTATGAAAGGGAAGCCATGAAGTCGATTGACGAACTCTTTGCTGTACTCAAGTCACCTGTCACTGAGGAAAACGCTCCGGACGGTCAGGAAAAGAAGGTACTTGATACTATCAAACGCAAAAGCTTTGATAAGTATGTAAACCGCCAAGATGCTGAAACGGGAAAGACATTGATAATGTTTGCAGCTGAGGGCGTGATGAAGAAAGCTGTAGATGCCCTGCTCAAAAAGAACGCATCATTGGATATCGTAGACAATACGAAGAAGACTGTGTTTCACTACATCGGGGCTGCACCCGAGACCAGGGCCGACTTCAGACACAAAACGTACATGGACTCTCAAATCTCAGGAAACGCAGCCGCGCTGAGCGATTTACAAGCTGTACAAGTGAAGGCGGCGGAGACGGCGAGGGCAGAAGCAGAAGCAGAAAAAGCTCGAAGTGCATTGGCATTGAAAGAAGCTAGGAAAAGGGTGCGGGCGGCGAAGACGCCCGAGCAGAGAGCGGTAGAGGCGTCGACGGCGGAGAAGGCGGCGGCGGAGAAGGCGGCGGCGGAGGCGGTGTCGGCGCAGGCGGTGTCGGCGCAGGCAGCCGTGCTAGCAAGCGCGGAGAGGAAGGCGGCTGTGCAAGACACACCGTCCTGGCGGGAGCAGCAGGCGAGGGCAAGGGCGAAGGAAGAGGCGGCGGCGGCGGAGGCGGCGAAGGCCGAGAGGCAGGCGCGCATGCGAGCGGATGCAGATGCGAAACTAGCTAGGAGGAAGAAAGAACTGAGTTTAGAGGGACAAACCGCCAGGGCCGTGAAAGAAAATGCAGCGAGAGATGCGCTCCGAGGCGGAACGCGGCGTGGGCGGCGCGCGCAGGCGGGGCGGCGTTTCACGTACCGCAAACGCGGCGGCGGAGACACAGAACGCGAATACATAGCAAAGGAGTTAGTTGCTACTCGACTTACTACACACGCCATCCTTGGACTACGTGACGCGGCTGGTCGCACTGCGTACTACTACGCGACTCAGCCATTCCAATCATCTGCATATACACTTACGAAGCGAAGCACCAGTGTACCTGTGCTGCTCCGTACTGCCGCCGACGATGTTCCGTTGGCCACGCGGAGTGCGTGGTCGTCGGCGGCGGAGGCGAGGGCGTTCGGCGCGGCTGCGGCGGCGGCGGCGGAGGCGGCGGCGGAAAGGGCGGCCAGGGCGGCCAGGCTCGAGGCGGCGAGCCGGCTCGACGACAACGGCAAGCGGAATGCTACTATCATTAGAAACCTCTTCTCTCCAGCCCTGCCCCCGCCGCAGTATCCCCCGCCACTGCTCCCATTACCCTCGTTGCCGCCTCCTGCGCTCCCGCTACCTCCTCCGCCTCCTGCGCTCCCGCTACCTCCTCCTCCTCCGCCTCCACCGCCGCCGGCTCCTTATCTCCTGCCCCTTCCTCCTATACTGCCCCCCGCGCCCCCGGCTCCTGTACCCGAGCGAGAGAAAACCGAGGAAGAGATTCGTGCCGAAGCCGATGCCGAAGCCGATGCCATAGCGAGGCGTGCGCTCAGCCCCGAGGAGGCGGCGGAGTTCGAAAGGCTGAACCTCTTTGCCTTCTCTAACCCCCAAGGTAACGGACCTGCGCCCGCACCCTCTCCAGATTCTCTACGCGTGGCCCAGGCCGAGGCCGAAGCGAAGGCGGCAGCGAGGGCAGCAGCTCAAACGGCCCAGCTTGAGGGCGCCACTGGGCTTGATTTAGGGAGCGAGGGTAATGCCGCGGGGGCGCCACAGCCAGACATACTTGAACGAACTGCTGCGATAGCCGAAGGAGCGAGAAAACAACTCCAAGAGTCGGCGGCGCGCCAAGCGGCGGTCACGGCCCAGCTTGAAGAGCTGAGGGCGGAGCGTAAAGCGCAAGCCGAACTAGATGCCTTGCCGCCGAAAGGCGGCAAGCGTCGTCGTCGCAAGCACAAGACGCCCAGGCGGCCCAAAAGACGCCAAGGTCGCCGGGCGCGGAAATCTACTTTCAGAAGACGTCGCAAGCATTAACAAATGAGTTCCGAAGACCTAGTCGTCGCCAAGACTGTCCAGACCGCTCCGATTCGCATCCTTGCCGAGGGCCTGAAGTCCATGCTGGTGGAGATGAGCCTGGTGTTTGATAAGGACGGAATCCGCATGATTGCCATGGACAATACACGCACAGTCTTGACACACATGCGCCTGCATGCGTCCAAGTTTGAGCACTACGAGTACAACCACTCTGCCCCCAAGCTGGACGTGGGTCTGAACACGGACCACTTCTACCGCATAGTCAAGACTGTAACGAACGATGATACCATTACCTTTTCAGTCTCTCGGTCAGAGTCCAACCACCTGTGCATCACGCTGGAGAATGGCGAGAAGAAGCGCCGTATCCGCAACAAGCTCAACCTGCTGGACCGCGACGAGTCGGATATCAACATGCCGGAGACAGAGTTCGCCACGCGCATCACGATGCCCTCCATGGACTTCCAGAAGATATGCCGGGACATGACGCTGCTGTCGGCTAAAACCGTGGATATCAAGAACGTCGGGTCCACGCTGACCTTCACGTGCAAGGGTCCGTTCGCGTCCCAAACCGTCACCATGGGAGATTCCACGTCCGACATTGCCATTGACAAGCAGAAGCCCGACGAGATTGTGTCCGGTACGTTCTCCCTGCCGCACCTCGTCCTGTTCACCAAGTGCTCCAACTTGTCCAACAACCTGGAGGTCCACATGAAAAATGATTGGTTCCTGATGATTCGCTACGTCATTGCGAATCTGGGCGATATCAAGCTGTGCCTGATGCCTTGTAGCTCGTAGAAAAGGGAATGTCCCACCCTACTCTGTGGACTCTACACAATGGACACCATCCTTCAAGGTGACTGCAAGGAGGTCTTACACGGACTTGCAGCCAACTCGGTCGACCTCACAGTCACCAGCCCTCCGTACGATGGCATTCGCGACTACAAGGGGTTCTCCTTCACGATGGACGACTTTCGGGTCATTGCCGGCGAGCTGTACCGCGTGACCAAGCCTGGAGGTATCGTGGTGTGGGTGGTTGGCGATGGAACAGTGAATGGCAGTGAATCGGGAACCTCGTTCCGTCAGGCACTTGGATTCATGGACGCGGGGTTCAAGCTCCACGACACCATGATTTACGAGAAGAACACGTCGTCCTTCCCTGCGCGTCGTGACGGAAAACGGTACACGCAAATCTTCGAGTACATGTTCGTGCTGTCCAAGGGCGCCCCCAAGACGGGCCACCTCATCTGCGACAAGCAGAACAAGTGGGCGGGGCACACGAATTGGGGCAAGAATACACAGCGCGGACCCAATGGGGAGCTGGTACAGACTGCAGACATCAAGCCAGTTCCCGAGACGTCTCCTCGGAACAACATCTGGCACTACGTCGTTGGCAAGGGGTTCAACTCGTCGGATAAGGAAAGCCACTCCCATCCCGCTATCTTTCCCGAGAAGCTGGCGGAGGACCATATCAAGTCGTGGTCTGACCCAGGCGATGTCGTGCTTGACCCGTTCTGCGGGTCAGGAACCACATGCAAGATGGCAAAGAAAAATGGACGTCACTACATCGGGATTGATGTGAGTGAGGAATATTGTACGCTTGCAAAGACTATCCTGGCTAAATACGAAACACCCACGAGCGATTCTGCTTGACAAGAGCGCGGCCCGTGCCGTGGCAGATGAGCCAAGTTACAAACCTGTTCGTGAACCCGAACGCCCGTGTCTTGCTACCCTTGGAGCCGTGAGGGTGGATGTGGAGAAATTTTTGTCCCTTCTGCGAGACGGCCTCGGCGGCCACGCACTCCCGAATGCTCGCATAGTCAGCCGCGATGCTCTCCTGGATATCGGCAGGCAGGGCGGCCAGGTCGTAGAAGAATAGCGCAACCACCTCCTCGTTCAGAATGTCCTCCATCGAAGGACGTGACTTGTCACGTACGAGAACCGCCATCACGCCCTTCTGGACCTTGGCGTAGGCCTTGCAGTCCTGCAACGTGGGGGCATCCACAATGTGCTGCAAAGTCTCGTACTTGTCCGTTGAGCCCACATTGGTCAGGGTCAGGCGCTCCTTGGCGTTGTATCCATCGCCAATCTTTTTCACGTGTGTGGCCTTCACATCGGCCAGCTGAAGGTCAGGGGTTGCGTCAGAGTTGGGCTTCTTGCCAAAGATGAAGAATTCAACCAGCTTGCCCGCTGAACCTTTGTCGCTGCCCACCAACGACTGGCGGTTGGCATCGCAGAAGGCTGCGAGCTCGGGACACAGGATGCGGGCGTGCTGGTGGAGAGTTGATAGGGTGCAGGGCAGGAACGGGTGAAGTGCGGAGATGTAGAGTAGAGCGGAGGGGGCGTTGGTGTGGATGTCGTGGAGAGTGAAGGTCATTTTGGCAGGCGGCGACTCCATGTCGCCTTGGCCCCAAAGAATCCATTTTCAGAAGAGCTCGTTCAGCAGCAGCTGAATGAACCGCACTCGGTCAATGCGAAAGTGCAGGTCGCTTGTAACGGTCCACACAGCCTGGGCAATGCACACGCGAAGCTCTGGTATCATTAGTGGGTTTCGGGCTTCTTGGGTAAACCACACTTGCGGCAACGGCGGTAGGTGCGACGACGACCACCGCCGTACGTAAACTCTGCGTCGGGGCCGTTACCTTTTTCCAGAAGGGTGTCTGTAGTGTCGTCCGAGGTTGCGATTGCGACTCCGTGACCACCCTTCTTCTTGAAGCTGCCCGCTATCTTTGCGTAGACGGTGTTTGCCGCAGCCTTGCTAGCGGGGTCATTTGCACCCACCGCGAGGTAGAAGTCGTCCTTGCGCCCGAGCTTCACATACTGGCGGGCTTTGGTTCCCGACATGTTGGCATCGTCCTTTTTCTCTAGGTCTTTGTCACGGTCTGCACTCGCTACGAGTACAAAGTTACTGACGGGTAGTGATTGTCCTGCAGCAACCTCTCCACCCGGTCCAAATCGGTGAGCAGATGTTGTCGTACCGTCGTCATTCTTCTTCTCCTTGATGTTCCATATCGGTGCAGTTGGACCGAAGTCATCGCGATGGTCATCGCCTACGACCAAGATGATGTCCTCTGCTTTGTGCTTCTCATGGTCCAGCAAGTAGTAGAATGCCGCAATTGCGCCGCCACACGGAGTACCCTCCGCCTTGCATACGGCAGTGTCCACGAACTCCACACCATCCTCCACCAAGTGCCGCAGAATCGGCATCTTGTCTGTGGATTCCAGTGGGTTCTTGTCTTTCGGAGTGGTGGTCGACGACACAAAGACATATGCCTTTCCATCTGGTCCTGCCTCAGACTTTACTCGTTCTATGAGCGACTTGTGTCCAATGGTCGGCGGCTGGAACCGACCGATGGTATAGGCCACTGGCATTGTTATTCCTACTGAAAAAGCAATGGACTCGGAGACGGGTACAGCCATTCTCGTGGTCAGTACTACCGTTCTCCACGCGTGGTTGATATACGTGTCCTTCTACTGGATATCAAATAATTGCGAGTGCGTATAACAATGCTGTATGCCTCTAGCGAAGCTCTTGATAAATTTCTGGGGAAAACTGTAACTCTTCCCGGTCAGGTGATGGCTAACGAGCTTGAAACAACCGGGGTGTTAAATAAAAAAGACAATGGTAAGTATTATGTAGGTGACGTCAAGCTCATCGACGATATTACAGTTAGAGACCTAAACGATATCGCACAGTATATTGCGACAACCCAGCCCAAAGCCCTTGATGCAGTCCGTGTCGCAATCAAGCTATCGCGCGTGCCGGCGATACCTCCTGGCCAACAAGACCCCATATCTTCTGCTTTGATTACAGACGGTATGGAGATGGCTACATTTAACAACGAGCTCGACCGCAAGCGCTATTATCAACGGGGAACAGTGGATAGACTTGTCGAGAGCGAGCTCGCGCACCAGCGCGATTATCAAGGGAGAACAGCGGATAAACCTGTCGGTGTTCGTACACTGGACGGCACCCCGTTAAAACCAGAGAGTGTGAAGCATTACACCGCAAAGGTCGATGGCGAGTATCCCGCGATACTCAATCGCGAAAAATATGACCTCGTGGCTATTTCACCCCACAAATATCACCTAAAAAACACCAAAGGAGAAGTAATCAACGAATACGACGACGCCACTCTAGAGGCCGCACTCGGCAAAAACCTTCAAATAGTGGGCGGTCGTCGCAAGTCCCGTCGTGTTAAGAAGCGGCACGCAACTCGGAGAGCCAAGAAGCACACTCGCCGTTACTCGGCACGTTTCGGAGGACCTCACTTGGGACGTTGATTGTGAGCCTTGTAAGCAATGTCGTCACCCAGCTTCATCTTGAGCGTGGGATTGAACAGCTTGCGGTCAGACACCTTGGTGGTTGAGTTCCAAATCTTCACGATATGGAATTGTCCCTTGGGGCTGACCGTCACCCCAGAGACTGTGTCGTTCTGTCCTTTCAGGAAGGACTCGGCGATGCAGTGGACCATGCAGTCCACGAAGACGGCGTGCGTGTCGCCGGCATCCACCTTCTTGGACCAGGCACCGCCCTTGTCGTTCTCGGGTGCATCCCACAGCGGCGGAATGTCGCCCCGCATGAAGAAGAACATGCCCGATTCCCACATTTCCTTTGGGATGCCGTCTACGATGGTCCAGAAGTCAGAGACATCCTTGACCTGGAAGATGCGGATGTAGCTTTGCAGAGAGTAGTCATTGTTCGCGGGGTCGTGATACCAGAGGGTCCAGTGTTGCGACATTCTAGCAGTACGTCCTTGCTTTTCACAGCAGGTATCCGTTTTCCGCCCTCCGTCGCACCCACCAAAAACGAATCTGTGCAGTAGCAAGGGAACTTGAGGGTGGGATGGATACTGTAACCAACATCTACAGCAACCGTGCTGCCCTCACTCGCCCCCTTCCAGCCGAGATTGCGACGCTGCTTGCGCGCCTCGCCACCTCGTTTCGCCCTACCTTCCGTCGTCCTATCCGTCGCGACCCACCTCCTGTCCAGAATGACAACTGGCGCACCAATGTGCTGGTGGAGGTGGCGCGGAAGGTCAGGGACAAGGACGACCCCGACTACGACGAAATCAACGCATTCCTCAACAAGCTCTCTAAGCAGACATACGACAAGTTGCTGACGGCCATCAAGACCAAGTTGGCCGCTCGCGATGCCATGTTCAGGTTGCGCATCACCACCCTGCTGTTTGACCGCGGTATCAAGCAGAATTTCTACGCATCCATGCTAGCCGATGCATACAACGACATCATCAAGTCCCACGAGGACGCTCGCCAAGACCTGGCGGTTCAAATCGGAATGTTTGACACGCTGTACGAGACCACTGCAGTGGTCATTGTTCCGTCGTCCACCGACCCCACGTTCAATGACATGATTATTGCGTGGACCAAACAGAAGGAGACCAAGCGTGGTTTCGCCGTCTATGTGGCTGAGCTGTTCACACGTGGACTGCTTCCTCCTGGCGTCATGGAGACCATGGTGCGCCAGGTGGTGGACGATGCTAAAGAGAGCATGCGCCTGCCCAAGACGCCCCCGGGCGAGGAGCATGTGGACCACCTGGTCCGCTTCTTGTCCGCCATCGCACCCAAGGTGAAGCTGGTGAAGGAGCTCGCCATCGGATTGTTGTCCGTGCCCCGCGCCGAGACGCCGTGTCTCTGCATGAAGTCTAGGTTCAAGTTGGAGGACTGTACAAAGTAGCCAGCCCACAGGCGTTCAAACGCGACACTTCCAAGACTCGGGGTGTTACAAAATGAGCTGCCCCTCCGCGACAGTCATGGCTGCGGCCGCCAAGATTGCCATTGAGCAGGACCGTCCGATTTACCTTGATTACTACGGCGACAGCATCACCAAGGCGTGCTGCATTGGCGTCCGTGGAGACGAGAAGTGTCTGGTCAAGTCCGACACAGAGTACACATCCCCTATCGCCTCCATCATGCGCCTGAAGGAGGAGAAGGTCTTTTTAGTCTTGACTGAGAACAGCTTGTATGTCGTGTCGGCCGATATCCCAGTTAAGCGCATCGTTGCGTCTACTACGGAAGCGACTGCGTAATGAACTCTTTCCCCCCGCCCCATCGCATCCTCTACGAGTGCATGAACGACCGCCTCTCTGCCGACCACTGGGCGGAGTACAAGGCAAAACACGGTCACGAAGCTGAGTTTGAAGAAGTGGACGCAGCCGTCATGAACTCCATCGACGACTTTGCCCCCTGGTTAACCCAATGGATGTCCTTCGTCCCCTCTCAAACCCATTTCCGTGCGCGCATCCTGCTGGTATGGCACGCGCATTTCTTGAGTGCAGCATGTCAGCAGACCTTGCGTCGCTCCTTGGAACAGCGCTCCTTCCGCTGCCGAATCTGGTTTCACGTGGAGGAGCCCCTGCTGCAGCCGGCCATTGTGAGTCGCTGCAGCGTCACCACGTTTCCTCGGTATGAACACGTGCCGACATTGGGGGGAGTGTTGGACACCTCGTATTGGGACGACCCTGCGGCCGCCGAAACGGAATTACAAGGGGCAAGGAAGTAAAGAGTATGCGCGTATTTACAGATGGAGCATGTCCGAGTAACGGTCGTCAAGGTGCACGTGCGGGATTCGCTGCATGGTTCCCCGAGCATCCCGACTGGTCCGAAGGACAACGAGTACCAGATACGGAGGACCAAACCAATAACCGCGCGGAACTCTCAGCCATCCGACTTGCAGTCGACATTCTGGAGAGACACGGTTGTTTGGATGAAGACATTGTGGTGTACTCCGACTCGGATTACTCCATCAAGTGCGTGAGTACGTGGGTCACGGGCTGGATATCCCGCGGTTGGAAGACCTCGGATGGCAAGAATGTGTCTCATCGCGACCTGATTGAGGACATTGTCACGCGCATCTCCAAGTTCAAATCCCATCGGTTCGTTCACGTCAGGGCACATACAGGTGGCTCAGATGACCTGTCCATCCAGAATGACCGAGTAGACCGTATGGCTCGTGAGGCAGTGGAGGGCAAGAAGGAGATTATGATTCCTCCGCCCACTGCAGAGATTGTGGCTGGGTGTCCACTGGCCATCTTGGGCCCTCCCGTTGCCCAGGGCACACTGCTTCACTGGATGCGGGAACATCTGGACTCCTTCGACAGGGACTTGGTAGACAAGCACCTGTACAAGGCATTTCAGGAAGTATGTAAGACACGAAGCATCACGCTGACCAAAAACGTCTCCCAACGCACCACCATGCTGCGGGCGGAGCTAACAACCGTGTCCATTGAGAAGACAGACGTCTAAACATTGCGTGCCCATAAAGATAAATGACTGTCACTGCCTTCCATTTCTGGTCTCCTACGTGCGGGCCCTGCAAGCACATCAAGCCCGTCATTGAGCAGATGAAGGAGGACTTTCCTGCCGTGACCTGGGAGACGGTCAATACCCACGATGACGACAAGGGCGTTGCGCGGATGATGAAGGTGCAGGTGGTGCCGACGGTTGTTGTCTACAAGGATGGAGTGGAGTTTGGGCGCCACTCGGGCACGAACGTGATTATGTATTTTGGTCTTTTGCGGAAGGCACTCGCTTAACCACACGTGGCCGCGGACCCCCTCGCGCCTGTGCCCACCGTGCCCGTCAGTTGGAGGGCATTTGACATTTCGTTGGGGGACAACGCTGTCCCGTTGGCGATTGCCTGCTGGCCCTGGGGAGACGACGCCGATACGAGCCCAATGCCAGGGATGTAGACAAACCCGGTATCCGAGATACTGGCGTCTGAGATTGTGTTGGATAAGGGGATTACCGTGCTCGGGAGATACATTGGGTAAAAGGACTGGAAAAAGGAGAAGTACCCCCCACCAATAATGAGGCCGAAGACCATTGCGTAGAGGATTCCTGCTGTTAATGACTTGTCGTCGGCGTCCTTGAAGCACTTTGAGATTACCATGGCTTGCCCGCCCATCAGCAGGATACCGAGTGTGAGAACGCCAAGTGCGTTAATGACGCCTCGGTTGAGCCACAAGTCCACGAAGAAGTAGGAGATGATAGACGCAGTCACCACAAGTGATTGCGTTGTCCTGTGGGTTTTATCCATATCCCCTCCAGTGATGTTGCATCCTGTAAAAGGCTCAACTCCACCACGCATGCCGCCACCGCCCGGGTTCGGCGTTGCCGGAAAGCCAGAAGCAGGTTTAGCGGGAGCCGAAGCAGTCAGTCCCGCCATCAGCTTGTCAAAGAGAACAATGAGTCCATTGACTATGTACTCAAGTTGTCCGTGGAGTGGTATGGCTGATAGACCTACGATGGTGGAGGTCCAGTAGACTCCGTCGTACGTAATTGCGTCAGCCATCAGACCAAAGAGCATGAGCGCGTGAGGAACCAGTTTGAGAAGGTCGCCTACCCATGAAGCAACTGCCACGCCCTTGGCATCAACCTGCGGCATCGTGGCGGTTACCGCGGCAATCACACCTGCGAGCGTGCACGCGAACGCAAGAAGGAGGGACTGCCACCAATTCAGGTAGCCTGGCTTCAAAGCCAGTGGGTTGTTGCTGGACATCTTGTTACTTTGGGATACTTGATTTCTCTGCTCCTTACAATGGGAGGTGGCAGTTCGCAACCAATTACAATAAAACGCACGGTCACACGACCGAGACCTACGGACAACACCAACCGGGGAATCAAGGTATCCGACACCGAGGGATGTGGAGAGTGCAAGCTCTTGATTGACAAGGGCGTGACGGCGGCAACGGCAAAGATAACCGTCAATCCAGAACCAACGCCAGATAAAGACGACCCAGAAAACCTCACCGTTCCAGACCAGACCGACACAACTGGCGCGAAGAAAGTCAACCCGAACATTTACATTCCCTCCAACTCCATTACCATCAAGCCGTCTGCACCTTTTACAGGCTCGTTCAACACTGCGCAGTCTGAGCCGTACGGAGTTGGAGAGATTCAATGGGACGAGATGGACCTGTTTTGGGGGGCTCCGATACGCGTTGAGAACTCTACGGGTGGAGGCGCTCAGGCCGATGCGTGTCTGCTCGTCAGGTCAACGTCGTCGTACCTTATCCTGATGATTCCGATTCAAAAAACGAGTGACGCAACCAAGAAGGGTGCCGCATTCTTCAACAAGATAACGCCGCCCCTACTTGCGCTGGCAGGGGCATCCCCAGCTGCACCAGGTGGGTACGACCCCAATGACGACGCGCACATTTCGGATGCTTGGAAGAAGCTGGGGGCTGGAGACGCAACAGCTGTGGCAAACAGTACCGCAATCAAAGCCTACATCAAATACGCATCGGATGGACACTATGACACTGGGGCTACTCGCGTGCAGCCGCCGCCCTATCAGAATACAACCATAGACACGGGCAGTGACTGGGCCTTGAGTTCTCTCGTTGAGGGCAATGAAGCGTACTTCACATGGATTGCCAGTGTCTATAGCCGAAACGACGACACGACCGAGACAGAAGACAAGGGGGTATTTAGGTACGAAACACATTTCAAGAAATTCACCTCGCTCACTGGAGCGTCAAACGCCACCGTGGGCAAGCTCAGCCCCCGCATCGTGTACTTTCAAGAACCCGTGTTCATGCTGGAGACTGACTTTGCAGTCTTGCGTGGAACTGTCAAGGCCCGCGCACCCGGTGAGATTGTCCAAGAGATTATCACGGACCCCCCTCCCAAGGCCGGTGAGCCGCCCCGAAAGCTTCGGCCAAACCCCCGTCGCGTCTTCTACCACCCTGCATGTTGTGGAGCCAAGGGTGCGAAGGACGGTGTCTCCAAGCCATCGGTCGCCCAGACCTTTGCAAAGATGCAGAACCAACAGCTACTGGACGTGTGGAATACCGAGTGGTTTCAGTACATGCTTGCTGCGTTCATCCTGATTCTCATGTTCGTGGCCCTCTCTTGGTTGCTGACCTACGTGAACGAGGTCCCCGACAACATCTTTTCCATAGTCGGTCGTCTGATTACAGGTCGCCCGAAACCCCCTTCTTAGAAATGGAGTTTACGCAACCAAGTCAACAGAACCCCAATGGTTGTCGCAACTGCAATCGGTGTGTCTGGCACGCTCTCTGAGCTCGTCGTTCCTCCCAAGACCGCGGATGTGCTTGAGTGGCTCCGCAAGAAGACCCGCCAGCCCGCTCTCCAGTTCCAAGGCAAGATTCCACACGAAGAGGAGGTCTTCGCGGTCTTTGGTGTTCCATCCGATGACCCTGACGACGAAACTACGAACCAGCACATGCTGCCCCCACCCTTCAACGACGATGTCTTCTCGGGAACACTGGTGGTCATGAAGTCCGCGAACAGCAACACGGACGACTACGACTCCCACGCCAACCAGTACCACGACCTGAAGTCCACAGAGTACGACGACTTCTATCAGTCGTGTACGTTCCGTGAAGAGGAAGAGGAGGAAGTTGTGGAGGATGACGATGAGGAGGGCGCGGGACCGGTGGAGGACGATGACGAGGAGACGGCTGCTGAGGCCCGTCAGTCTGCACCTGTCCACACGATTCACGCATCCAACGTCTTTGTAGACCACCCTCTGCGCACTCTGGTCCGCAACTCCTTTGACAGCAATGACGTGGAAACCGCACTTCTGCAACGGTGTGTCCGTGAAGCCCAGCAGTGGTTGATTGATATTGACTGGGACAATCCCGTGTTCCTTGGGCTGTATCGGAATCGGGCTGTGGAGCTGTATCCGCTCCGTGCACAGCTGGCGACCGTGGACCCTGCTGAGTTTGCCGAGATGTCGCCCGTACAACAGAACCCTGCGCGCTGGGCAGACCTGATTCAGAAGTCAGTTGAGAAGGACAAGGCTTTGTATTCCAAGGAAGTCACAGCCTCCATTGTGCTCTACTGCTCTCGGTGCAAGCGCAAGACCAAGTGCGATTACTACCAGATGCAGACACGCTCTGCAGACGAGCCCATGACGACCTTCATCACCTGTTTGGAGTGTGATAAGAAGTGGAAGTTCTAATCTCATGGAATGAACAATGGAGGCTCTCCCCCAGGTGTTCGGACAACTAGAGGCGGCAGTTACCGCTCTCCCAGATACCTACACAGGAAAAGAGGGATACAAGGCTTGGATTGCAGATGCGAAGCTGAAGTACGCCACCCCACCTACTGACGTTAATGGGTATATCACGGGTCTGAAAGCGGCGGGCACTGCACTTCGGGGAAAGATGGCTGTTCCAGATGTTCCTGTTGCGGCTCCGGTAATGGCGGCAGTGGCGGCGGCTCCTGCGGGTGCGGCGGCGGCTCCTCCTGCGGGTGCGGCGGCGGCTCCTCCTGTGGTTACCACTCAGACACCTGTGGTTACCACTCAGACACCTGTGGACACCGCGGCTACTACTCAGACACCTGTGGACACCGCGGCTACTACTCAGACACCTGTGGTTACCACTCAGACACCTGTGGACACCGCGGCTACTACTCAGACACCTGTGGTTACCACTCAGACACCTGTGGACACCGCGGCTACTACTCAGACACCTGTGGAACTAGAGAAAGCGGAGGCGGCGCCGCGCCCTTTGATAGAAGTATTGAGTAGCACAGAGGCTCAGCCGGGAAGAGTAACTAATCCAGATGGGCTCGATGGTGGTCGTTACCGCAAAACCCATCACCAGACACCTAAGCGTCGGCGGTCGGGTAAGAAGGGGCGCAAGGGGCTTTCAAAGAAAAAGACAGGCAGTCGTAAATGAGCGCAGACCCTGCTGCGATTCGCGAGAGCCTGAGGTCGTGGATTACGGCCGATGATGAGATTCGTGCCCTCCAAGCCCAAATCAAGACAATCCGTGAGCGCAAGACGCAGCATGGTGCTGCGGTTCTTGAGTTCATGAAGGGGAACAACCTTGACAATTTTGTTCTGGACGGAGCAGGTGGTGGTGGGACCATCGCCCGTTCAGAGCGCACAGTCCGTCCTGCATTGAAAAGGTCTACTCTCCGTCAGCAGTTGCTCTTGCAGTTTGCTGACCAGCCAGAGCGTGTAGCCGAAGCCCTGCGCGCCATTGAGGGAATTCCCGAAGGAGACGACATGTCTGCGGGCGGGACCAAGCGCGAGGTCCTGTCTCGTCGTTTGCCTCGTGCCCAGAATATCACGCTGGGTTGACAATGGAGTGGTGGGTCTTTGTGCCTGGCGTGGTTCTGATTACGTACATCCATCTGTTCAATGCCATAGCAACCCTGTACCTTGATTCAGGTCGGCAGATGCAGTTGGTTGACCTGTACCGGCGCGTGGTGCCTCCGATGGAATTCAGTGTAAAATTATAAGTTCACTTGCGCTTGGTGGCGTTGGCGACAGCACGGTTCGCCCAGAGCTCATTGATGTTCATCGTCGCGGCGGGACCCTTGACGACGATTGTCTTGCGAGCCACCTTCTGCGGTGGCATCTCTTGGAAGTGGGTCAGGCAGAGGGCGTAGAAGTCGGTGACCGTCTCAACCTTGTTGGCTTTGAAGGCATGGACGAAGCACCAGCGGTGGTCGTGGTTGGCGGGCGGGTCGGCAGTTGAAGGGCTGAAGAGCTTGTGGCAGTCAATGCAGCGGAGGGTAGCCATGGTGTCCATTTGTTGGGGGGACAGAGACAAACTGCTCGGGTCCGCTGGAATCCGTTTTCAACGCTCATTGACCAGCTTGAAGAAGGCAAGGAACATACAGACAAAGACTACCCACAATGCAATGTGCAGAACCATGTAAACCCACTCGCGCGTGTACGCCTTCCGCTCTTCAAGTTCATCTGGTGAACTCATTTGCTATACATGGAACCTCCTCTTAAAGTCCGCGACACTGGCGGACAAACTGGGCTTATTCCAGAGAATCCACCTGGACAACGCACCCGGTGTATCCGGCTTGTTCCAATGTTCACCCATCCCAGAATGCCGCTTGATATACCGCGCCCTACGAGTCACATCCTTGTGCTTCGTATAGTCGCTGTAGCCACTAGCCCCGAAGGGGACCACGCGCTCCTTGCCTTGAACATCAAACACCGCATCCCACTTCTTGCCCTTGGTCCGTGAACGACGCAGCGTCTTGAACCGAAGCTTGCCCATTGTAAAAAGGTTGGATTGTTTTGTGGGTCAGCGCTGCCGCCGTTCAGAGCGCGTCAATCCACGGCTCCCACTCGTCCTCGGGCACGCCGAACGCCCGCAGTCCGCGCACGCCTTCAGCCACCTTCTCCAGAAGGCTGGACTCCTTGGCCGACAAGGCCGCAAAGAGGTTCTGCACCTTCTCTGCTGTGGTCAGTTCTGGCGCAAAGGCGTCATCAAAGCCCACCAGCACATTGACTAGCCGCGTGATGTGGCCGTCACAGCACATGCCCAGGGAGTCCTTCATCTCCTCAAAGAGGCGCTTGTACAACTCAAGCCGCACCTCCTTCTTCGGGTTCTGGCAGATTGTGGTGTACAGTCCGTCAAATATCCGCTTGTAGAGCCAGTCGTCCGTTGCGCGGCAGGTCCGTGTGCCGTACCAGTGGTTGAAGTCCGCCAAGATGCGGGTAGACACCTGCGCCGTGACCCACTTGAGTTGGACCGACAGGTCTAGCACCTGGGTGGCAAACGTAATGGACCGTCCTACCTGGCCGCTCTTGACGGGAATAGCCAGCAGCTTCTTCATGCCCTCGTGCGTCTGGTTAGACACCACGCCCGTGTGGACATTCTGCGTGTCTGCCACAAAGGCGGCCAGACTGCCTGGCGGGTGGCGCGGGGCCGCCGCACGCTGGCGGTTGAAGTGCCAGTCGATGATGCCGTTCACATCCATCGGGTCGTTTGGGTGGTCTTGGTTCCACAAGTCGCGGATGAAGTACTCACCTGCGAGGCGGATGCGCAGGCCCCGAATCTGGTGGCGCCACCAAATGGCGGGCCCCATGAGCTCGGTCGGCGGTTGGTGGTCTGCCCACTCCTGCACAATCTGCGGCCACTGTGTCGGGTCAATCTCCATCCGGTCAATGGCTCGGAGCCACGTCGTGTTGACGTATGCGGCCTTTCGGCGCATAATGAACTGCGCCAGGTGGCGCTTGCAGAACCCATGGTCCGCAACGATGCACTCACATCGGGGCGTGCGGCACCGCTGCTCAGGCGGCAGGTCTGGCCGCGGGCGAACCGCGTCGCAGCGCGCGCAGTACTGCCCACCCGGAGTAGACATGTTGCGGCACTGGAATCGGTCGCCCCAGTGTGCGTGGTCTCGGTTCATGATGCAGCGAACCTGCGGAAGAGGCGGGGGGATAGGCGGCAGGCCCGCGGCGACAAGCGCGCGGATGCCCGCGCGGTGGCGGTCCAAATCCGCATCCGTCACCTCGGGGTGCGCGGCGCGGTAGAGGTCGGCGGCGCGGCAGTGGCGGCGGTCATGGCCTTGGGTGGAGCAGAGGCCGCAGGTGCGGCGGCGGGGTGGTGCGACGATGACGGGGTCCATTGTTGTCTTGTTGAGGAAGATTGTGGTGTTTGTCGCACCCACTTCCCTTTTCGGTGGCAGTTGAAAATCCATTTTTGGCGGGACCTTTCCGCTCCTTGAGTGCCTCGGCTGCGCGAATGTGCTTCGAGGTTCCGAGTCTGTGTTCTTGCTTACCCTTCTGCTTCTGGTTCTTCTTGTTCTCTTGGCGTGTCTTGGGTGGGTCCATGGTCTCTGCTTACTCGTACTCGTCGCGTTCCTTTTCAACGAAGTGCTCCTCTGCAATGAAGTCCAGAACCTCCCAAGGTCCCAAGTTCAGGTAGGAGAGCTTACCCGAGAGGCGTCCGAGAACCGCGTTGCGTTCGTTCCTAGGGACCACGCGTTCCACGAGATTGAACAAGCTGTCCAGAGTGATGGACTCAATACTGGACCTTGGGCGTGGGAGGTCAAATGGCATGGACTCATCAAGAGCCTTCCATGCGTCGGACCACGGGATGAGCTTGTCTCGGACCTTCTCTGCAAGGAGTCTGAGTTCAATCTCCTTGTGACGGAAGACGATAGGCGAGCGGCGGCCTGTCGGGGTGGCGTTGCGGAGTGCGAAGAGAATGTCGGAGAAGAGCATTTTGTCTGACGGGGACATTCTATCCGTTGGCGGGGCGGGTATCCGTTTTCAAAAACGGATTCGTGGGGTACCGAGTATGGAGTACCTTGTCCCCGAACACCATGGCTACCTACTCCATCTCCCCCGCAACGCGCACCTCCTTCCTGCCCCTGCTCAGCATGAACCGCCAAGACTACATCATCCGGACCGCCGCAACCTGCGTGCGCGGCCACGCCCGCCGCGCAACCGAGTACGCGCTCCTCGAAGACATCCACATGGCAGTCCAGGAGAAGGACCTCGCGGATGCCCTGGTAGAGAATATCAGGGACGACCCGACCAAGGACTCCGTGTGCGCGACCGTCTTCCGCGCGCGAAAGGAAGACACTCTCCAGGTGGCAGGGCATGACCACACCTTCACCTTTGCGGTCCTTCTGGTGCCATGGGGGAAGGTTGTGCAGTCCCTTAACGAGTGTCTCCGCCCGAACTTCCGAGTCTACCCGAAGGAGGAGGACGCGGAGATTGTCCTCTACTTGGAGTTCAAGCGCAAGCCCGTGATGAACCCCGAGGACGAGGAAGAGGTCATCGAGCTTCCCATGCGCCCTCGCACGTCGTCCGTTGAGTCGGAGTAGATACACGGTCTACACACAAATCCATTTTCCATGCCCGCCAAAAACGGATTCAGTTGTAACAGGTGTCACAGTCAGTGCGGATACAATGGCAACCCTCATCACCTCTCCTCGCGAATGCTCTTCCTGCTGCTGCGTCTGCCCTGCACCCAATGGATTCGGACCCGATGGCAACCGCGTGTGCCTGACACTCGGACCCGAGCCCCCGCCTGAACCCTGCTATGAGGTCTGTGACTTCTGCGACAATATGGTCTTAGAGACCGAGATGGGGGCACATGAGTGTCCCGAGGCGGTGGCTGTACTGCAAGAGGTTGCGCAAGGGCTCCTTGCGCACGAGGCGGGTGAGGACGAGGAGGAGGAGACTACCCCCGTGGCCGCAAAGTAGACATACCACCCCGAGAACCGTCCCAATCATTTTCAACTCCTCTCCGAGTCCAATGTCCCACGGGGTGGAGAATCGCTAAAAACGGAAACCGGGACCCCAGGCTATCTGTGTCTTGGGCCCCCACACGCACACACACTTCCACACACACAAGATGCCTTCCTCCACCTCTTCCTTCACCTCCATCATCCAGTCGCAGCTCTCCACCGCCATCAAGAAGGTTCTCGCGGACATGGACCAGTCTGAGCAGTCAGACGAGTTCATCACCGCGGTGTTCCACGAGTTGTTCCCGGGTGCCGATGCACCCGCGGACACCAAGGCAGACTCTGACTCTGAGTCTACCGAGTCCAAGAAGGGCCGCAAGAAGGGGCCCATGACCGAGGAGGCCAAGACCGCCATGGTTGCCAAGCGCAAGGCCACAATGGAGGCCAAGGCTAACGAGCCTAAGCCTGCGGAGGGCGAGGCTAAGCCTGAGCCTAAGGCCAAGTTGTCCAAGGAGGAGGCCAGCAAGGCCCGCTCTGAGGCGGCCAAGGCGCGGTATGCCGCCCTCTCTGAGGAGGAGAAGGCCGCCAACAAGGCACGCCTTGCCGCGGGTAAGGCGGCCAAGAAGGCGGTTGCGGCCGCCACGGCCGAGTAGATAGGCGAATCTACCCCTAGGTCAGGGTCACAGACCACAAAAACAATTTTACATTGTGGGTACAGGGCGAGAATCGTCAAAAACGGATTCCGTGGGTCCAGAATAGACCCAGAGTCGGGCCAGCACATACACTGACTCTCAAGCACACACGCCTTCACACGCATCCAAGCATCCAAGCCTTCACACGCATCCAAGCCTTCAACCCAGCATCTACAAGATGCTTGCATTCGTCCCTCACTCCGTGCGCCGCTGTCGCGCGGGGTTCGTGCGCAACCCTGCCGCGGGGTGGTCGCTCAACATCCCCCAGTGGATTCCCGCGCCCAAGAAGTCCACGCCCGTGGACATGGCGGCCGTTGACCGCGTGGTCAATACGCTGTCCCGCTTCGTGGCCACCTGGGTCTCCCAGAGCCGCGAGATGCGCCGCGTGGCCCGCATCCGCGAGGCAGGCGCGGCATGGACGCGTGCCGCCATGACCCCCAACTGGGGACTCATGATGGAGCGGGAGGAGATTCGCCAGCGCGAATTCATCCGCCGCGAGCGCATGCGGTTCGTGGCCATGTCCGACGCGGACTGGCGTGCGTACTGCCGCGCCGAGATTGCCGCCGCGCGCGATGTCGGCCCGCTCATGGTCGCATGGGTCCCCATCAACGCGATGCGGGACGCCAATGCTGCGGCCAAGCGCGAGCAGGAGCGCGTGTGGCAGGAGATTGCCCGCGCGGGTCTCCACAACACGCAGCGGTCCGCACCCGTCCGTGTGGCCCGCGTGGTTCGCAACCGCTTCGCAATCGACTCCGATTCCGACTAAACACCCCACAAACACACCCCAAACCACAAGCACAAATGAGACGGAGGACAATCTGAAGGGCAACGATGGCGAGTAAGGCTAATTTCCCCCCAAGGACCCCGAGTTGAAGCGCGCGTATCCGCCCCGCCACG